TCTTCGTTAATTCTACTTTACATAAGCACAATAAGATAACTCACTTTGCTGAAGGTATCTCTGCTGATGACGGATCTACATTCGGTGCTGCACTTCAAGTCGATGGCAACATACACACAGACGGAGGAATCTCTGCGGACGGTGGTATCAGTGGTGGACATGTTCATTGTGCATCTATAGTATCAGATGGCACCTCAACTGTGGGTGGAGTTATCATGAGTGGTGGTGTGATGGTAGGAACCGCAACCAACTCACTTGCATGTTCTGGTGCGGCCGCAACGGCGACGACTGCTGCTCAAGTGCAATTGCAAGGGAAAAGTGATGATAATGATTATAATATCATTTTTGCAGATCATGCTCAGGGGGCGGCAACAGCAAATCTTGCAGCAAAGGTAGACAGCGGCACTGGTGGTGATGGGTTGATCTACAATCCCGGCACCGATCTACTTTCGCTTGGTGGTATTTCTTCCGGTGCAGGATGTACCTTCTCTGATATAGTAAGCATCGGCGCAACTCTCGATTTTAAAAATCTCACCCTGTTGCAGTCTGATTGGTTTTTATCTCAAGGTGGAGTGGATGTTGGTTACCTTAACCAACCATCCGGTCTTTTGAGATGGGACATCTACTCGATGCAGACTAGTAGAGAATTGTGCCACCTCAACGACGAAGATACTTTCATACGGTTCCCCGAAGCAAATAAACTTCAACTTTCTGCTGGTGGTAATGTATTCGTAGAAGGTACTGGAACTAATGTATCTGTACAGGGTAGCACTTTTGACTCTAGTATAATTTACACAGAAGGTATATCTGCTGGTACGGGTATCAGCGGTGCATATATCTATGCACCGGGAACTTCTACTGTAGGTGGGTGTGTAATTGCTGGGGGAGTTGTTGTAGGAACTTCAACCAACTCTCTTGCATGTTCTGGTAATGCTGTAACTTCAACTAACACAACTAATATTACCATATCTGCAAGCAGCACTGATGCGGACTTGAGTGTTCCGTTGGTTGATAATCTTGGTGGTGGATCTGCAAACTCTCTTGTTAAGGTAGATAGTGGTGCAGGTAATAACGGCTTTAGGTATAATCCGGGAGCAGACTTACTAACCCTTGGCGGAGTATCTGCTGGACACGGTGCAACCTTTGGTGGTGCTATTAATCTTTCGTCCTCTGGTATAAGATTCTCTGACGGAACTACACAAGCAACTGCTACTGTAACAGGTTCCTATACGGGACAGATTGAGACTGCCGCAGATAAAACCTATACGTTAGATCCGAAGGTTGCAACAGCAAGAACGATTACTGGGTTCTATATCAAGTCTGCGTCTGGTACGGTGACCGCTACCCTGAAGAACGGATCAGACACAGTTAAGGCAGCAAGTGTAAGTTCTTCGAGTGGGGATCAGTCTTCACTTGCAAATACTTCTGTTGCTGCTGACGCTGTTCTAACCATAGTGACTTCTAGTAACTCGTCTGCTCTTGATGTAATCTTTAACGTGGAGTATACCACAGAGATATGAATTCTAAATGGTTATTCTTCCCTACACAGTCTGCCTCTGATCCGCAGTACATTTATACTGCTGTTACTGATAATAGTGTAGCACGAGGTAGTGTACAGTCAGGAAAGAGAAAGCAGGAATCTGTTGGAACCGAGAGTGGAGATCTTGCTGATCAGTTTTCCCCATTTCCTACTACTTCACAATACGAGTTGTTTGGTTCGGATACAATCCGATTCAGAATACAGAACTCGGATACGAGTGATCCTGATTATGGCACAAAAACTGATATCGGAAATAATATTACCGCTGCCACAATTACTGTGGGAGGTAATGTGTACACAGCAACGTCAATTTCAATAGGTGGTACTAATGCTAGACCTAGACTTGATCTGACGAACAACATTAGTGGAACTGCTAATACTTTTTGGTCTGCTAATAATTTAGACGACACTGACGATATAACTATTACCGTTACATTAACTTTCTAACAAGGAACACCCAATGATTAATATCCAACACTACGCTGCACTTATTGCCGATGTCAACAAGATGCAATCAAGACTTGAAGCCATCTCATATAACTTCAAGGAAGTTGAAGCGAAGACAGACCTAGACACTCAACTGATTGATGCTTTGATCGCTACTGCAACAGGTCTTCTAGCAAATGCAGAAACAATCAAAGACATTGAATATGATCCAACTCCAGAAGATGATGGTGTTGATGGCCTAACACTCGCCAAGTAATTATAATAAATATCTGGGGTTGGTAGGGGGTTGCATTGTGCGCCCCCGGCCCCTCTTTTTTAAAGGAGATAGACATGGGTTTGGTATTTAACAGACAACGAAAAACAAAAGCAGAATCTAAGCATTATTATCATACTACCCTCTTGTATGGCGATACAGTAGTTGATATACTATTAACACACAACGATGTTAAACGAGGAATGAAACGAGCAAGTCGTAACTTGGAAGACATTCCTAAAAAATGGTATACCAGTATTTTATTTTGGAGATAAACGGTGGAATTGAAATTTTATAAGATGTTTGCAAACGTAATTAACCCCAAAGCACAGACAGATCATTCTGCCTGTTTTGATTTACACGCTCACCTGCGGAGTCCTCTTCTTAGCGAAGACAAGATTCCAGAGTTTAAAACTATCCGGGTGATGGATAACAACAATGGACTTCACGAGGCAGAACAGGATATTACATGGAACAGTGATCATCCTGATGTTTCGTTTAATGTACCTCCCTACAGTAGAGCATTGATTCCTACTGGATTGATTTTTGATATTGAACCCGAGATGTCAGTTCGTATTCATCCACGCTCAGGACTTTGTTGGAAGCACGGATTGACAATCATTAACGCAGAAGGTATAATTGATTCTGATTACAAGGAAGAAGTTTTTATTCCGGTGTGGAATACAACTAATGTTCCGTTTAAAATCAATCATGGTGATCGAATTGCTCAGGGTGAGTTGTTTGAGAATATTCAAATTCGATCCCTTGAAGTAAACGATAGACCAGGACACACTACTGATCGTAAGGGTGGATTCGGATCCACAGGAGTATAAAATGAACAGAGAAGAATTACTACGACATCATGATAAACTGACCGCAACAGCAAAAGAAATCATGAAGCAAAAGAATCATGATTACGCCGGAGAAAAGGGAGATAGTCCTTTTGCAAACTTCCAACGTACTGAACTAATGGGTGTATGTTCTACGGAACAAGGATTCCTTGTCAGAGTGATTGATAAGGTATCAAGACTAAGTACCTTTGTGAGTGCAGGGAAACTTGAGGTAGATAATGAAGGGTATGATGATGCTATTTTAGATATCATTAACTACATGATTTTGTTTTCTGCTTTCGTTGAAGATAAGAACGAAAAGAATACTCCAAGGCGTAGTCCACACGAATACAAAGAAATTAAATGAATGAAAAGATTTTCATACAGATAGCATCATACAGAGACTCTGAATTGATCCCAACAATTCAGGATTGTATTTGTAAAGCAGACAACAAAGATAATTTGGTGTTTTCTATAGCGTGGCAAAACTGTGAAGACGAAGTTGGAATAGTGCAACCTCAATTAGATTCACTAAAGAAACAAGTCGTCATTAAAGAAATTTCAATTCCGTGGCAAAAAAGTCAAGGTGCTTGCTGGGCAAGGAATCAATTACAACAGCAATATGACGGTGAAGCATATACACTTCATCTAGATTCACATCACAGGTTTGCTAGGGGCTGGGATACTTATTTAAAAGAACAATTACAACGCCTTATGGATGTGGGTTATAAAAAACCACTACTGACTGCATATGTTAATGGGTACGAACCAACTGAAGTTAAATCATGTGGTTCTGTAAATGAATTAATGCAGGAACCAGCAGAACTCAAGTTGAGAAACTTTTCAGATAACGGAATACCAAATTTTCGATCTCCTCTTATCAAAGATTTTGAAAACTTTGATATGCCTGTTATCGGATATTTATATTCAGGTCATTTTTGTTTTACTCTCGGTGTCTTCACCAAAGAAGTTCAACATGATCCTGATCTTTACTTTCTTGGAGAAGAGTCTAGTATCGCACTTCGTGCATACACACATGGGTATGATATATTTCACCCCATAAAGAATGTTGTGTGGCATGCCTACAGTAGAACTTATCGAGGACATCGACATTGGGACGATCATGACGAATGGTGGGTACGAGACACCAAATCAATTCGCCGTTGTAATGTTTTATTTGGTGTTGAGTCACTAGGTGAGATTGATCTCGGGATTTACGGACTAGGCACCGAAAGATCCCGTGAGGATTACTTTAGGGAAAGTGGTTTTGATTATACACTAGGCGCCGAAAGACTCAAGAACGGAAAGTACTTGTATAATACAATTATGGTTTTGAATAAAAACACAGTAGGAGATCATGATATCAATGATATTGATTACATCTGTTGTGCCATTCATGACGAAGGTGAAGCAACTTTGCAAAGGGTTGATGTTACGCGAGAGTCTCATCCTGAGTTGTGGTCTGATCAGGGGTGGTGTCAGGTAGACTTTCAGTTTGAAACAGATAAGACACCGACAAGATGTGTCACATGGCCAACACTAAAAACTGGCGACTGGGTATATCGACAAGAATCTAATTTTACGGGTTGATTTCTTCTCAAAACATGTTATACTTATGTCGAGGTAAAAACCATGAGTGAATATTATACAAATGTAGAGATGCGAGGCAATAATATATTGCTTCGCGGGATCAGAGACGGTGTTGCGTTTAGTGATCGCGTACCTTTTATGCCAACACTATATCTTCCTAGTAACAAGGAGACAGAGTACCAGACATTGGAAGGTAAGTACGTCGAACCCATAATGCCTGGTAGTATATCTGATTGCCGAGAGTTCATCAACAAATACAAGAATGTTCAGGGGTTTGATCTCTATGGGAACACAGAGTATATCTATCAGTTTATCGCCCAACACCAACTAGGCGAAGTTGATTATGATATGTCCAATATCAAGATCGCTACGTTTGATATCGAAACCACATGTGAAAATGGATTTCCTGATATCGAAACAGTAGACGAGCAAGTAATTGCTATCACCTGTAGTATTAACGGTAAAACTGTTGTATATGGTTTGGGTGACTTTGATGTCCCGGAAGAGCATTATTGCTTTGATTCTGAAGAAGAACTCTTGCTTTCGTTTCTTGACATGTGGCACAAAGAATCCCCAGACATTGTTACTGGTTGGAATGTAAAGTTCTTCGACATACCCTATCTGGTAAACAGACTCTCTCGTATTTTGCCTAAGTCAGAGGTAAACAAGTTGTCTCCATGGGGAGTCATCAAACAACGTACTGTTGTTAAGATGAACAGAGAACACATTGTGTATGAGTTGGTGGGTATTTCTACTCTTGATTATTATGATCTTTATCGTACATTCACATATGTAAATCAAGAATCATACCGACTAGATCACATTGCTCATGTTGAACTCGGTGAGAGGAAACTTTCATATGCGGAGTTCGATAGTATTTCTGACTTCTACAAGAAGGACTTTCAGAAGTTCGTCGAATACAACGTAAAAGATGTTGAATTGATTATTAAACTTGAAGAGAAGATGAAATTACTTGAACTTGCAATTGCTCTTGCATATTCTGCAAAGGTTAATTTCAAAGATGTCTTTAGTCAGGTAAGAACGTGGGATGCGATTATCTATCATTATCTCGACGAACATAAGATTGTAATACCACAGAAGAAACATCTAGACAAAGGGGAACAGTATGCAGGTGCGTATGTCAAAGATCCTATCGTTGGTATGCATGACTGGGTTGTTTCTTTTGACTTGAACAGTCTATACCCACACTTAATCATGCAGTACAACATCAGTCCTGAGACGAAGGTTGATACGGGAGATGATCGGTTTGGTATGGGTGTGGAGAACCTACTTAAGTCTTCTCCTGAAATATATCACAAGGGATGTCAGGAGAAACTACAGCACTTCAAGTCTATGAACTATTCAGTCGCCGCAAACGGAACATGTTACACTAAAAAGCATCAGGGGTTTCTTCCTGCACTCATGGAAAAGATGTATGAAGAACGTAGCATGTACAAGAAGAAGATGATCGAGTGTCAGAAACGTCAGCAAGCAGGGGAGTCTGGTTTAGAAAATCAGATTGCGAAGTTCAACAACTTCCAGTTGGTTCGTAAGATTCAATTGAACTCTGCTTACGGTGCGATTGGTAATCAGTACTTCAGATATTTTGATGTTGAGATGGCAGAAGCAATCACGTTGTCAGGTCAGTTGAGTATTCGGTGGATCCAGAGATCTCTTAATAAGTTTTTAAACAAAACGATCGGTACAGAGGAATATGATTATGTTGTTGCATCTGACACAGATAGTGTTTATCTTCGTCTTGGTAATCTTGTTGATAAAGTATGTGCTAATAAAACCAAGTCCGAGGTGGTTGGATTTTTGGATAAAGCCTCCGAAGAGGTAATAGCACCATTCATCGAAAAAGAATATACCGAACTTGCTACTATGATGAATGCGTATAGCAACAAGATGGTGATGGGTAGAGAAGTTATAGCAGACAAGGGTATTTGGACTGCAAAGAAAAGGTACATGCTTAATGTACACGATTCGGAAGGTGTTCGTTATGCAGAACCAAAACTCAAGATTATGGGAATCGAAACTACAAGAAGTTCTACACCACAAGTTGTCCGTGGTAAACTGAAGGGTATGATCGATCTGATAATGAACACAGATGAGGATACTGTTATTGAACACATCGATGAGTTCAAGAACAAATTCTTCACACTACAACCAGAAGACATTTCCTTCCCACGAGGTGTATCAGGTCTAGAAAAATATAAGGATTCAACTCATATTTATAGCAAGTCAACTCCCATTGCAGTCAAAGGTGCGTTGATATATAATTATCATATAGAGCAAAAAAGACTTGGTAAAAAGTACAGACTTATTTATGAGGGTGATAAGATCAAGTTTGTTTATCTCAAAAAACCAAATCCGATGGGAGGAGCAATGGGAAATGATCAGGTTATATCGTTTCCTAGTTCACTTCCTAAAGAGTTTGATTTACAGGAATTTATTGACTACGAAACACAATTTCAAAAGACATTTCTAGATCCACTGAAAACTATATTGGATAGTATCGGATGGAATCACGAGAAGTGTACTACATTAGAGGAGTTCTTTTCATGAAGACACTATCATTAGCATTAACAGAACAAAATATGTTACGGGAAGAGTTATCAAATCTACTAGAGAAGTATATTACAAGGTCGCGGGAAATGACAAAGGATCCAATCTGCACCGCCGATATTCTTAACGACACTCTTAGTAAGTGTGAGACTTTACGAGAAATTTTATCAAAGATTGAGAAGGGTTGATTATGAGTGATTTTCTAAAAACACTAATTAAAGGTTCGGGAAATGAATATGCAGGAATTGCATCGGAAGGAATCGAGGGGAGTGATGTCACTGGTTTTATTGATACTGGTTCCTATGCATTTAACGCTCTTCTATCAGGTTCTCTTTATGGTGGAATTCCCAACAATAAAATTATGGCACTCGCAGGGGAATCTGCAACAGGAAAAACATTTTTCGCACTAGGAATGTGTAAGAAGTTTCTTGATGATAATCCAGATGGTGTTGTTCTATATTTCGACACCGAACAAGCAATCACATCAGGTATGATTTCTGAACGCGGTATGGATCCTGAGAGAGTTGCTGTATTCCCGGTTGCTACAGTCGAGACTTTCCGTCACCAAGCAATTAGTATCGTTGACAAATATATCGAAACTAAAGATAGCAAACCTATCTTTGTTGTTCTTGATTCGTTGGGAATGCTCTCTACCGAGAAAGAAATGAACGACACCGCAGAAGGTAAGTCAACCCGTGACATGACTCGCGCCCAAGTCATTAAGGCTACATTCCGTGTCCTTACTCTTAAGTTGGGTAAGGCGGGTATTCCTCTTGTTCTAACAAACCACACATATCAAGTTGTCGGTGCATACGTTCCGATGAAGGAGATGGGTGGTGGTTCTGGGTTGAAGTATGCCGCTTCTACGATTGTATATCTTTCAAAGAAGAAGGACAAGGATGGGACTGACATTATTGGTAATATTATTCGGTGCAAACTATTCAAAGGTAGATTCACCATAGAAAACAAAGAAGTTCAGGTGCAACTCAATTATAATACAGGATTAAATCCATATTATGGGTTGACAGACCTTGCAATTAAGTATAACATATTCAAGAAGGTGTCAACAAGAATTGAACTACCTGACGGAAAGACTGCGTTTGAAAAGCAAATCAACGCCAATCCAGAAAAGTATTTCACACAAGAAGTGATGGACAAACTAGAGGAAGCAGCCTCTAAAGAATTCAAGTATGGGAGCAACTCAGATGACGACAAAGTATGAATATGATGAAGATGAAGAAGTGATTGGAATGACAGGACATGTGCCTGTAAAACTAATGGACGGTAAATACAAAGGCGTTACTGTCGAGTATGGTCACATTAAATTTGAAGAAGTAGTGGAGGGTGGTATGAAGTGTGATTTTCGATTTAATGTTATTGAGTGTCCTGATACATTCACAAAAGAAAACCTAACTGAACACAACACAGAGTTTGTAAATGTTCTTGGTGATATTCTTTTGGATGTTCTTAGCAAGGAAATCGAAGAGGTAGGAGATGACTTCTTGCGAGGTGAGGGAACTGCGTGAAAAGCCTAGAACATATAATTCTACAGAATCTTCTGTACAATGATGAGTATTCACGCCGAGTCATACCTTTCATAGAACCTGAGTATTTTCATGATCACACCGAGAAGTCGGTGTTCAAAGTTCTCAAGAGTTTTATATTGAACTATAATAACCTCCCCACCAAGGAGGCTCTTATGATCGACATCGATAAGAATAGTTCAATGAACGAACAGCAGTTCAAAGATTGTACTGAACTTGTAAACTCGTTGGAGAATAAAGAGGATATAAACTCAGAATGGCTCACAGAGGAAACAGAAGGTTTCTGTAAGAACAAAGCAGTCTATAATGCTATCATGGAATCTATTCATATCATTGATGGTAAGTCTACGACGAAAGCAGACACTGCGATCCCTGACATCCTATCAGAAGCGTTGTCTGTCTCGTTTGATACACACATTGGACACGATTATATTGAAGATGCCGAAAAAAGATATGAGTTCTACCACAAGGTAGAACAGAAAGTTCCCTTTGACTTGGAGTTTTTCAATACAATTACTGCTGGAGGAACGCCTCAAAAGACTCTTAACATTGTGATGGCAGGAACAGGGGTTGGTAAGTCTTTGTTTATGTGTCATCATGCTGCAAATTGTTTGACACAGAATCTAAATGTTCTTTATATTACATGTGAGATGGCAGAAGAGAGGATTGCAGAACGCATAGATGCTAATCTAATGGATGTTACTATGGATACTCTTAAAGAGTTACCAAAGCAGATGTATGATAAGAAGTTAGAATCTGCAACGGGTGGTATGTCAGGAAGTCTAATCATAAAAGAATATCCTACTGCAACAGCAAACGCCAATCACTTCAGAATTCTATTGGACGAACTTGCAATCAAGAAGAAGTTTGTTCCTAATATTATTTTTATCGACTATCTCAATATCTGTGCTTCCTCTAGAATTAAGCCAGGATCTAACACAAACACATATCAGTATGTTAAGTCGATTGCAGAAGAACTAAGAGGAATGGCTGTGGAATATAATGTACCCGTGTTTTCTGCAACACAAACCAATAGACAGGGATATTCCAGTACAGACGTTGGACTTGAAGATACATCTGAATCTTTTGGACTCCCTGCGACTGCTGACTTCATGTTCGCACTCATATCCACGGAAGAACTAGACGAGAATAATCAAGTATTAGTAAAACAACTCAAAAATAGGTATAACGATACTGTAGCAAATCGTAAGTTTTTATTGCAAATTGATAGATCAAAAATGAAATTGTCTGATGTTGAACAGGTTCAGTTGACAGAATCTAATCAAACAGAAACTACATTAGGATCTGGGTTTGATGGTAGTAACTTCGACTCTAAGTTTGCTTCATCCAAAGAGAAGTTTACAACATGGAATATATAAGATGAGTTCGTTCATAGATAAAAAATTCATTAACATAGTATCAGCACAATTGCAAAGATTCAAGTGGAAGAAAGATAATCTAGCCAATTGTAGATGTCCGGTGTGTGGAGATTCTACTAAGAATCAATCTAAGGCTAGAGGGTTCTTTTATCAGAAAAATAATGATTTTTTTTACAAGTGTCACAATTGTAACTATGGAAGTAACCTATATAATTTTTTAGATAAGGTATCACCTTCCCTGTGTAAAGAGTACGCTCTGGAACGATTTAGAGGAGGTGAAAATGGAAAATCAAATTACAAAAAACCAGAGAGAGAAGAGTTGTTCAGATTTAATTCTAAACCAAAATTTAAAAGTAAATCGAAATTACTAGAGGGTGTTCCCTGTGTGAAAGATTTACCTACCGATCATCCAGTCGTTAAATTTGTTAACATGAGACAAATACCAAAACAACATTGGGATAAGTTATATTTCACTGATGATTTTGGTACATTCACAAAACGTCTTGATCCAGAAGGCCTTCATTTTTTTGGAAAAGAAGATAGACTGGTTATTCCCTTCTTCGACAAAGAGGGTAACATAGTTGCTGCTCAAGGTCGAGCAATAAACTTCAGAGATGAAGCAAATGCTAGACGAACTGTAAAATACATTACAGTGAAAAGTGATAAGTCTGCCGATAGATTGTGGTATGGTCAATGGAGAGTCGATCCAAAGAAGAAGATCTATATTGTAGAAGGTCCTCTAGACAGTTTGTTTCTTAGGAATGCTATAGCGATGGTTGGTGCCGGCGCTCTTGATCAAGTACCAGAGCATCTTAAGAAAAGTGAAGGGGTTTATGTTCTTGACAACGAACCAAGGAATCTTCAAATAGTACGATACAATGAAAGATTGATTGAACTCGGAAAAACCATATGTGTATGGCCTAATTCTACACAAGAAAAAGACATAAACGATATGGTTTATACTATGTCTACGAGAAAGATTGAAAAACTAATCGATCAGAATACATATTCGGGACTCGAAGCGACACTTAAATTGAACGAGTGGCGAAAGGTATAAGATGTCAGATATTTCGTTATGGATGTGGACGGGGTTTCTCCTCGCCGCATATAGTGTAATTGCCAACGATTCAATCCAAACTCTTGGAACTTGGATTGCGAGCAACAAGAAAGTAAACTGGAAGATCATGTGGGGATTTGCCTCATCTGTTCTTCTTATTGCCATCTGGTATGGTTGGTGGGCATACGACGGAGACATTTCTTACGGAAGACTCAATAAGATTCCGTTTGAGGGGGTTGAGTGGTATCAAGCACTCGCTCCAGCAGTGCTGCTCGTCCTTACCCGGTTTGGTGTTCCCGTTTCTACATCATTCCTAGTGCTTTCTGCCTTTGCATCGACCGTGGTTCTACAGAAAGTTCTGATGAAGTCTATGCTTGGATATGCTGTTGCTGGGGTAGCGGCGTACTTTATCTGGTTGATGCTTACTCGTCTTATAGATGAAGGTAAGAGTATCAAAGACTCACATAAACGAAGATGGATAATCGCCCAGTGGGTAACTACAGGATTCCTCTGGTGGACATGGTTATCACATGACATGGCAAATATTGCCGTATATTTGCCACGACAGATTCCTGTGGGAGTCATGTTCATTATATCTGCGGTTTTCGTTGGTGGACTCGCTTGGATGCTACAACGTAGAGGCGGTCGAATTCAGGAAATTGTAGTACAGAAAAAAAATACTAAATATGTACGTTCTGCTACCTTGATTGATTTGTTTTACTTTGTTATACTATACATCTTCAAGGAAGTGAATGACATTCCTATGTCAACGACTTGGGTATTTGTTGGGTTGCTTACTGGTAGAGAACTGGCGATCGCCTCCTATCGACAGAAGGATGGAATCAAGAAAGTGTTTCCGATTGTAGGGAAAGACTTCTTGAAGTTAATGGTAGGACTCGCGGCGTCTGTTATTATTGTACTGGTTGTTCAGAATATAAAGGATTGATGTTATGAGAGTTTTAGATAAAGGTCATGTTCAAATCATTGATCATATGGGGAGTGATCTCACTGTATGCAATGCCGCACGGGT